ATTAGAAAGAGCAGTTTTTGCTGCAGCTATTGTGGCGGTAGCGGTTTCAATTGCAGGTGCTACCGTTGATGTATCTGAAAGTGTTTGAGATTGAATTGTTATTGCAACAACCGTAGTTTCAGCATTTTGAATTGCTACTGTAGCAGTTTCAATAATTTGTGCTGGCGTAACAGAAATTGTTGCAGTAATTGTATCTGTTGGTTGAATTGTTACGGTTGGAGTATCTGAAGGTGTAGATTGAACTTGTTCTGACTGAGTTCCATCAGCATGGGCAATTATTGGCCCAACAATAAGAAACCAGCCTGCAATAAAAAGGCTGGCAAATAATGTCTTTAACTTTCCAGTCAACTGACTCTCCTAGATAATACAACTCGTTTGTATTATTTAAGAATTATATCACAAATATGTATTTAAATTACTTAGGATTATCGGTTCTATAAAAACCGTTACCTTTAAACTGTATGCCAAAAGATCCGTAGACTTTGTTCATTGCTTTCCCGCATTTTTCACAAAGCTCTACAGTATCTGCTTGTGTGATAGGTTTTGGTATTTCAATACTTGATTTACAATCAACACAATTATATTCGTAAGTTGGCATTTTATCTTTCTATGTTAGAGAGCAGTTTATCCACTTGCTCAGGTGGATCCCAAGGCGTAACTATTAGCCCGTGTCCATCTACATGGACAGGATAATTATACCCTATTTAATTTTGATGGTTTTTGGTTTTTTATCTTCAGGAACAATTTTTTCAACTGTGACTGAAAGAAGGCCATTTTTTAATTCGGCATTAGTAACTTCCATATACTCACCCAAAGCAAATGTTCGAGTAAATTTTCTAGAAGCAATTCCTTTATGGATTGCTTCGCCAGAATCTTCTACGGAAGTTTCTCCTTTAATAACCAAAGTTCCATTGTCTACAGTTACATCTACATCTTTCTTATCAAAACCAGCCAAGGCTAGGTCTACACGAAAAATATCTTCTTCTACCTTAACAATATTGTAAGGCGGATAGGATTGATGAGATGCTGTTGTATGTACTGAATTTAGGCGATCAAACATATCGTTGAAGCCAATAAAAAAAGGATCTTTAAAAAGATCCAATGTAAAATGTGTTACCATTTTATTCCTCCTTTAAGCGAATAATTTAATTAATAGGTCCCTACTGGCGACCTATATATATTATATCATATTGATTGGCTAGTTTGCCATCATTGTTTTAAGAGAGGCTGAAATCTTCCATCTAAATTTTTCGTGAGCAGAAAGTCTATCTTGGAAAAAGTTTCCAACAGCCTGTTCATTTGCTCCACTTGCTACATTAATAGCATTCTTTAAATCAGAGATAATTTGATCATTTGATGCTTGAAGAGACTTAAGCATTGTAATTGGATTATTTACATTTATGTCTAGATCATATTTTACTGAAGATGCCGCCAATACATTCTGCACATTGAATTCTGCAAATTGGCTAAAAATTCTGATCCATTCAGCATAATCATCTACAGATGCCCATGCATCATTGTAAATATCTGAAAAGAATTCATGGAATTGATCGAATAAAATTCCTTCTACATTCCAGTGATACCCGTGAGCTTTTGTGTAATAAATAAAAGCCGAAGCTTGTAATTGTCTTAATACTTGAATTAATGCTTCCATGTTTTAATTATACCATTATCCCGTCCTGCCAGCGCCCCTGGAAGGAATCGAACCTCCGACGCAGGCCTTAGAAGAGCCTCGCTCTATCCTCTGAGCTACAAGGGCTTAGAAAATTTTTTTCTTCTTGTCTTGCATTTTTTGAGCGTCTGCTTCTGATGCATACAATGCTCTCAAATGTGCTTCTGCTCGTGACTTAGTTGGATGACATCCAACAAGTTCACCTGTTCCCTGCTTTACTACTGCATATCCAGAGCAACCTGACGCTCCGTGTTTAATATCCCAAGGCATATTTCCTCCTAATCATTTGGAATGTCTTCGTCATTCATATCTAATTGTATCAAACCCATCTCTTTTGCGAGTTGATGTCCTTCTTCTGTTAATTCAATTGTTGCATTCAATTCTTCATCGTATGAAACCCTCATCATTCCGCTTTCATATAATTCTAGTAGCGATCTGTCAATATGCTCTTCATGTGCCTCCCATAATTCTGGAGCTATTTCTTTTGCTAATTGAGTTATTTTGTAAATGAACTCTCCGTTTTCTGCAATTCCAGCTAATTCGACAGCACCAATTTCGACATAGTAATTTAATCTTTCCAACTCTTCGTCTTCTTCCCAATCTTCCATATACTGCCTTTCTGTACAGCAGGTAGGACTTGAACCTACGATGACCGAATTATGAGTTCGGGGCTTTGACCAACTAAGCTACTGCTGCTTAGAAGGTTTATTGTAACGTACCATCTTCGTTTTTGTCAATGGTTACTTCTACTAATTGCTGCACATAATCAGAGAAGTGTTTTCTAATATTACCTTGGGGCCTTGTTCCTAAAGACTTCCAGATTCTTTTATATTCTATTACATTTGCAAATGTTGTAGGGCACAACATTACATCACCATATTGTTTTAATATGGTAGGAAGTGGAACATGTTTTCCACAACATTTACATTGCTTTGCTAACTCTTGATAATTACTCATAACATCGATATTCTTTCTAGGGCATCCGCCAAATCATTTGGCATTTTCGGTGGTTTAATCATATTTAAAATAGTTTCTTCTTCTTTACTTTTACCGAAATCTCTATCAAACATTGCAGATTCATATGTATGCACATCTATCTCCTGATTATTATCAAATCTAGTTAAACTAATTGCATTATATATTGAACCACACACGGCATCCGCCAAATCTTTTGATCCTTTTCGTGGGTGATCTACCTTATCTCGCATAATTTTAAGCTGCAATAATTCATCAATAAGCAATTTAATATAAGGCCCCTTTAGTCTTTCTTCAAGAACTATCATTGCCATATCGTCGTAATGTTTCTTAGCAACAGAAAGATTTTCTGTATTTATACCGTACTGTTTAAGTTGCTGCATCATATCGTGAGAATTCCATCGGTCAAATGTACAGACACGTATTTTAAATCCTCTAGTTCTTAAGGCCAATATATAATCTTTTACCTCTGTAAAGTCTACAGATTTATCTGGCGTAGGAGTCCAATATCTGACTGCATCTACCTCTACAATTGGCGCTGGCTGGGAGTACTGATCAGTTACTTTAACATTTACCCATCTTTGAACATGCGCCATTGATACTGCACAATGGTCATGTTTTTGAGCAAGGTCAACATGTATAAAGTATTCTTTATCAGGGTCTGGTGCGAACCAATTTTCAAGTCTTCCAAAATCATCTACTGCTAGTGCTCTATTGTTAAATGCTGCTTCTATTTTTTCTCTTGACTTAAAGAATGCATCAATTGCTTCTGCTGGCATACATGCAAATCTTCCGAGAGCATCTGGCATATTTCTATAAAAATCTACTTTAAAATCTTCAATCTTTTTAGTTGGATTTACTTCCCATGTTGGTCTTTTAATTGCATAGACTTTAGGAATTAGGTAAGAAACAATATGATCTTCTTCCCATTCAACATTTACTTCATTTCCTTCCGTTCCGTCTGGCAAGTCTTCATCCATTTTTAAAATCTTAGATCTAATTACTGTTTCCTTTTCAGCGATAACAGATTCATAATGTTTTTGAATATAATCATTTTTAAAGCGTGGGAATGACAACAAAATTACTTTACCAAAATCTGGAAAACGTGATGCTACAGACGCACGATACATGTCGTAAATAGCCTCTCCTGTTTTAGCTTGATCATGTCCAGTAGTGTTCTCGATGGCAAAACCAGAAATTTCATCTAGAACTACAACAATTACGTTATAACCTTCCCAAGATTCTCTTTCTGAGTGTCCAGAGTGAACTGTTATATTCTTATCAAATTTTACTTCGGATGCCTTTGCGTCAAATTTTCCAACAAACCAAGGCGATCTATCTATTCTTGTTTTAAATCCCTTAAAGAAAACGTTGCTTGCCTGCTGTGCATTTATAGCAATATTGAGAATATCAATGCTATCTCCTGGAGGCTTTCCATAATACGTTGCTGGATCTTTCAAGCATAATAATAAATAAACTATATATGTAGCAGAAATGGTTGAGCAATAATCTTTTCCGCTGCCCTTACCCATTTGTGCAATAACTTCATTACATGTTTGTTTAAATCTACGCCTTCCCTCTTCTTCTCCGAACAATTTGATTAGAGTAGATTCTTTATAAATTTGAGAACTTTTTTCAATTAATTCATACTGTAATTCTGAAAGTGGCGGCAAGCCAAGATAATCTGGATTAGTTACAAATGTTCTAAGATCGACTGGCTTCTCATCAAACTCTTCGCCATCTAATAAATCTATTAAATCTCCAAAATTAAGATCCATTAGATTGACCACCATCCATCTGACTTAGCGTTAGGGTTTGCTATCTTCCACTCTTCTGCCATTTTATTTTGTAGTTGCCAATTAACTTCATTTGTTCGCTTTCCGCATTGTGGACAAATATCAGAACCCATTGATCTATAAACATGATCACAAAGCATTTGGCTCTTCTTCATGAATTACAACTGGCTCAACTATTCCAGTTATTTGGGACAATCTCTTAGCAACATCTAATTTACATTTTGGACAAGTTGATGTTACCTCTTTTAATATTTTAATTAGCACTTCTTGTTTTCTTTCCGCTTCCGCCACCTGTGCTGCAACTTCGGCATTGTCTAGCAAGCCTACTTGCTGAAGCATTCCTATTCTTTTTGTTTCAATATCTGCAATAAGTTTTAATGAGTTTGCTTTAACATTTAGCTGGCCAGACTGGTCTGCATCTTCTACGGTTTTCCATGCTTCCTTAATTAGCATGGCATAATGTTGGTCTGCCCCAGAAACGGCCTCCTTTGCCCTGTCACGGGCTGTATTGTCGTTCCTGACTACTTCCTTCCATTCATCAATAAGTTCGACTACCTCAGCCCGTTTAAAGCCCGTTAAAGAGGCAATCTGGGTTGGGGTATTGCCCTTGAGCAATTCTCCAACAACCTTATTCATTCGATCAAAATGATCTGCTAATTCAATTTCCATATATATTAATTATACCACATTTTAGTTGACTAGGATTCAGATCTAGCTATTTTATATAACATTAAATAGCCAATTAAATCATCAATATCATTATCTCCAGCAAAGCCCTGGTTATTTTTAACTCTATTTAATTTATCATCAATTCGGACTTTTAATTGTTCTGTTGAATCTGATGTTGAAAATATTCTAACTGGGTCTAAAGCAGAGTTCCCATAAGATATATTCTTGTCAATTAGCATCTGTGCAATTTCATG